CAAGAGGAGGTTTGTTAGGCCCCGGCCGAAGCCTGCTGCTCTGTACACCAAGTTTTAACCGTAAAACTTGTCCAATTCAGGAATATCAACAACTCCGGACAAACAACTAATGGAAGCGATCTTGCGCTCTATGGACTTCACATCAGCAATTGTGATACCATAAAAATTTTCCAAATATTCGAGATAACTATCATAGTCATCTCTAGCATGCCAAGTTCGAACACCGTCTGAATATTCATTGAACTCGGACAACTTACCGGGCTTACCTAATTGAACCATTTTCTCACCTAACACGTGCCAAATAGGCAAACCGCGAGCCCAAGCTAACAAACACATGCCCTTTGAATAAACTAATTCTTGAGCATACTTATGGTAGTTGGGGTGAGTTACAAATGGAACAATCTTGGTAGACCAAGATGTTGATTGGAAAACCCTAGGGGGTATACGACTCATGCGTAGTGTGCCATGTTTGGTCCAGAAGAAATGGTTGGAAAGGAAATCCAATTCTTCTATCTTGCCGAATTGTATTTTGGTACAAATTTGGCCAAGACCATGATCCTGTAAGGTCTTTGTCGATGTAAAGAAGAGTGGCCAGGTTTTGTCAAAAACAGCCTTGTCACACTGATTGAGACCCATCAGAACATCATCACCCTTCACAAGTAGGAAATAGTCATCTATTCCAGCTTGATCAAAAGTGAACATCCAATAAGCCATCATCAATACAGTGTTACCAAAGGTTGTCCATCCATCACCTGAAGCTCTACCCTGGGTCACATAGTGTGCATTTCCACTTGTGACATCCAGCATCAATGAGTCCTGTAGTACTTTAAATAACTGCTCAACATCTAATGGTTCCTCGAAAGTTACATTTTGATGCTTTGCACAAGTCATTATAAGTTCATTCATCAACTCATGTTGCCATTTCAGTTGCGTCATGTCAAAACCGGATCCATCTGCAGCCCCAAAGATAGCATCAAACAATTCACTTGTTTTAGCTTCAATGGTTTTGCAAATTTCAGGCCAATTCTTTCTTCCGCAATACTGGGGTATGTGCCTATGGGCTACTCCTTCTAGAAGCTTAATAAAAGCATTAGCAAACAATTTTTTCACATCGGAAGGGCCGCAAATCTGCATCTCCTTTACTGAATTCTCGGGTGTATTCTTATGTTCATGATCAACAGTAGTGAACTGTTGTTCAATCTTAGCAAAAGCTTCATAAGTATACTTCTTATCTTCCCAGAATTCAGGATCAAGTACCTTGTCCATCTTCTTCTTATAGGAACCAGGAAAACCTGATATCCAGTCAGAATACTTGACTAACAATTGTTCTTGATCTAGAGCATTTGTGAAAAGTGGTATGATAGTGTTTCTAAACCAGACACTAAACTTCTTTACAACCGTAGGATCGGGACCAACATTATTGGAGCAAGCTCTAAGACATGCAGCTATATCAGTCTTAGGGCAGTGATGCTTCACAGTACTTGTTCTCCATTCAGGGTGACTGAACAAAGGAAATATCTGTGCGGCTCCAACGTGATCTTCGGGCCTGTCACACTCAATACCATCCTTAGCCTCTTTCAACAATTCAAACTTTTCACAATAGCGACCTGCTGTGGAAACATCAAGTCTACTTTGATCAAGAACACATGTTGAATGTAAGGTTCTAAATGGTGTTGGAGTGTGGGATGTTAATCCCACTCCGCGCACATCTTATTTGTTCTCCTTAACGAACTTCACTGATGAAGAAGCGTTGAGGGCTCTAATAAGGCGCTTGGACTGTTGGGCACGAATTACACGCGCTATAGCAAAGGCTTCAGTCAAATCCATAACTTCCGAGATATTCAACTCCTTAGCCAATTCTTTCTGAGCAGCAGAAACTGCTTGATCAATTGACGAAGTTAAAGCTTTATTACCCAATTTGTCATAAGCTTTACGGACATAACTCAAGTCAGCACTATAAAGATACTGAGTTGTTTTATGCCCAAGTGTGTACCAGTTTCTCTCTTGCAGTTCAAGATTAACTCTGTGCTTGCCGTTGACGGTCTGTAAGAACAGTCTCTCCGATGAATCTGAGAACTGCGCTATCAGTGCGTCTAGAACATCCCACCCATGGTACTTAACTTCATCACGGTTGACGAAATCAAGTGTGGAATCTCCTTCTTTAACGACCCTCTTAACACCAGCTTCTTTGATAGTCAACGTGTCTAGAGCTTTAGCTAAACTCTGGACATTCTTATCAACGGGCATGGCAAAAGAACTATCTTTGGAACTACATTTAGTTCCAATAGACGAAGGTTTCATTGAAATGGATGAGGGTTCTGAACAAACATCGGATAATGTTATATCAGGATCATCTTCATAGAAAACCTTGTCAAATAAGATAATATCTTTTGACACACCAAATTTCTTGTTCCCCTTCAGTTCAGATTCCCTAATGACATTGAATTTAACCAATCTCATAGGTACGTTGCCGTTGACAAAAGTAACAAGGACTTCACAAACGACGTAGCAAACTTCTTTGACCTTCTCTGCAGAAGCCATCGAATCTTTACTAACATCGGTTGGATAATTCCATAAGTTAACTTTGTACTGCCAACACATCTGACCTCCGGTGTTCAATACTCCGTGTCGATAAGCAAAAGGGTTTCCGCGGACAGTGGACACGACTTCTTCACCTTCTATAACAAAGGTGCTTTCGTCGTCGAGACACTTACCCCGTGGTCCTGTTGAAATCATTGCAGCATGGTAGTCGTTAAAGACAAAATATCCGGTCCCTTTAGCATCGGTAATTCTAGAAGCCATAGCTTCTAAAACACCGGGGTAGTATACGTTCTCGACTCCCAAGACTACTTGGTAACAAGATCCACAGATTCCGCATTTGTTGAGTGTGTCATCATTGAAGATCAAATGATCACAATGATTTTGCAACTCCTTAACGCGTCCACTGGGTCCCATTTCCCTCAACAAGTCTCTGTTATCGTAAACTCCACTACTGGAATATACACGTTTGCTAAGTGGTTCTCCATCAGAATCAGTTCTATTAACTAGTCTAACTTTACTAACACTAGGCTCATAAATAGTGCGTTCAGGTTCGTACTTATAGTAAACAAGATCACTTAAGTAGGCTCTCATGGTAGCGCCTGCAGGATGATCGTGATGTTCGATGTCCTTTAGGTTTAACCTGGGCTTCTTAGGGTCGTCTTGCTTAGGTAAGTACTTGGCATAGAAGCTTTCCATAGCCTTCTTGCCTTCAGGTCCAAATTTAAACCTGAGATTGACATGAGTTATCAAACCTTTGCTAATTGAGAAACAGGGTCCTTTTATTTTGCTTGCCTCCTTTGGCTCAGCAACTACAGCTTGTACATCCTTAATGACCTGGATGACTTCTTTCTCTTTGCTTTCCTCCTTCTTGCATTCCTTCTTTTGGTAAGTGTCGAGCTTACCAATTGGTTGTTGTTTGTTGTTTTGTTGTTGTGACATTGTGTGT